ATGAAAACCTACATCACTATCACAGCAATCTTCTACATCTTTGGAATAACACTACCAATCTGGTTACTGACACTGTGGGTAGTGATGGGACTACTTGACATGTAGCTACCTTTCTCTATAAGACCACAAACATGTCTTTTGTCTATGGTACACCTTTATATACTTACCTTTACAGAGATGTTGGTGTGAAGAACAACGGCAAGTGAGAGCCTTCAGACCCTTCGGTTTACTCGCCAGTATCTTCCTGAAATCCATGCCATGATTATACATGTATGTCAACAGTATTGCTAAAGAAGTTGTCCACTTATATACTTACGCAATGGCAAAAGAAGAAAAGTATCACAGGAAGGAACACAAGAAGATGAAGAAAGGAAAGAAGTGTTAATTTTTTATTCGGCAAGTGCCTGTTAAAAGTTGGAGCATATTTTGAATAAGTAAATCCACCTCGGTTGAAGGTGGTTTTTACATTTCAATTCATATTTCAGATTTTCCAAAATCTGCCTGTTTTTCAGAAACCAAAAACCATTTTACATGCGTACACTGTTTCCCTTCCCTCTTTTTCCCTGTACTGTTCGGTAAAGTCTAAGAGTTGGTATAATGCTCTATAGCGTGGTGTATATGTGTGAGTGGTAGGTTGTATCATGTTTCTTGTTTATACCCCCTTAAAATCGATTTTGTGGCTTCTGGTAGCGTGTATAGCGTGTGTATTATGCTCTATATGGCCACATATTGCCTTGTGTGATGTCTTTTCACTTTATATGGGTATATTGCTCGTATACCCATAATGAAACAAAAAGAAGCATACTTTTTTGGTATGCTTCTTTTTAAAGGTATGCTATATTTTGTTTTACTCACTGGCACAAAACTCCAGGTGTGTATTTTTATACTTTATTCCCCAGCTGGCATGGTTTTTGTTCTTAACGAACAACTCTGTGCACTTAGTATCAAGGTTTAATAGTCTATAGTAATAGTTGTCGTCTGACATTCCCATAAACTGGTAGTTTGCTTCTTTTAGTGTTTGTTTTTTATTAGTCATAGTCTTGCGGGTTTAATGCTTGCAAGCGTGTTAGTAAGTCTTTGGCGTGGCCTTTTATGTAGCGGTCTTTTGGGTTAGTTGCTAGTAATTCGCGAAGTAGTGTTATAAGTTGAGTCATATTATTTTATATTATACTTTTCTTTAAAGTGTTTTAATGCTTGCCTTTGTGTGTAGTATAGGTATTTTTCGTGGTCTAGCTCGTCATACTCGTTTCGCCGGTATATAGCTATCCAGCCACTGCGCCACACTTCTAGCGTGATACCGTTTTTATAGTGTTTTGTCATCTTTTTATATTATTAGTTACTTTGTTTATAAGTTGCTCCTTTGTTAGTGTGTGGTAACCATTTTTTATGTAGTAGTCTTTTTGCATGGTTAGATAAAATATGTATTAACCTCATAAGCGCCTTTTTTATAATGTACCTCTGGAGCGTTGACCGTGATGCAACTCCCTGTAGAACGTGCATTATGTAGAAGTAACAAGCATGGCCTCCATCCTGTTGTCTTGCCAAGAGTAAAGCGCTTGACTGTGCCGTGCTTGTCCCTGAAGGGATATCTTTCGCCTATTGTAAGGTGTGTGTTGATGTTCGTCTTGTCTATAACTTTTAATGTCCCAGTGCATCTTTCGGTAGTGTATGGCTCGTCTATGTGTACATGTCCAAGAGAGCATGTTGTGCTTTTCGGGTATTTCATGTGGCATTGTTGTTCTGTTTCGTACCATGTTTTTTTATGGCACTTGTCGCACATTGTGGTGTATGTATCTTTCATAGTGTTATTTTTTATAGAATAATAGTGAGTAGCTTTTTATCTGTAGCCTTTCTATGTGAGAGTGAAAGAATTGTGCTTGTGACTGTGTGTGTAGTTGTGCTGTGGCAAGTGTGCCGTCTTTCCTCTCTATCACGTAAGTACCTAGTGGGTAGGTTGTTTTTTGTGTCATAGTGTTATAAGTTAGCTTGTGAGTAATCTAACACCCCGTCTTTCATCATCTTGCAAAGTATTTTTTCACCCAAATAATCGCCAAACTCTATAAAGTGTATGCGCCCCCATTTATCCTTTGAGCGAAACTGTGAGAGCCTGTAGTCAACTGTATATCTCACCCTATTGTATGTATATTCCTGTAGTTGCATAGTGTTTTTATTTTATTATTGCCACAATGGTATAAAGTGGGTTGTTACTATGTCTTTCCATAGCTTCTCTTAATGTTCTATAATGACGCGAAAAACGCGCCCCTGTAGTTGTTGCCACACCTGAAACGTGCCACAACATATACTTATTGTATGCACTTGTTTCTCTTTTAATTGTTACGTTGTACATAGTGTTTTATTAGATAGAAAGTAGCAACACACAGAATACCCAGACTACAAAGAGAGTGAGTGATACGTGTGCTAGTGTTTTTATAATGTGTATAGTGTTTTTCATAGTATGTAATTATTAGTTAGTATGTATAAGCTGTATTGCTTATGTATACATAGTATCATAGCTAGTGTATACATGCAAGAGTAATGCAAGTATAAAACTGTGGATAACTACCACACAACACTATTACAGCATTGTCTACTCTTTACTTTTCACTATAAAACTAGTAAACTCGAAGCATTAGGGTGTTGAGAGAAGCAACGAACAAGCATCTCAACCCACATCAACGCTTCTCGATAAACTCCCGTCTATTGCAATACTATTCTACAAGTGTATAGCTACTCTTTACAGTTACACGATAATGTATCACAATACTAAGCATGGCAAAAAGAGGTACAAAAACACTACTCACAGATACACTACTCTTACAAATACGAAATGAAGTGCTGAAAGGTAGCGAAACAAGAGAGGTTGCAAAAACGCTTGCGATAAATGAGAACACACTTTATGATTGGAAAAGCAACAACTACCAGAAACTACAAGACAAGTGGAATGCATGGGAAACACAGCGAATGTTAAAACAAGCTGAAACGTTCAGCGATAGACTCATGTCGATGTCTACAACTAACCCAGATGGTAGCATTAACAAGGGTTTAGTAGCTATACAACAGAAAGAAAGTGAATTCTTACGTGAGAAGTTACTCATCGCTAGAGATAAGTACAACAGTGGCAACGTAGTCAACGTTAATGTAGCGCTGCCACAGCCTATAATAGACCTCTCAAAGGTAGTGAGTACAGTAGAACAGCCAAAAAGCATTGATAAATAAGCATCGGCAATGTCGCAAAATGATTATTGTACGACATTAACCTTTACATGTGGTGAAAGTGTGGTGATGGGTGGTACCCCGTCGACTTCATCGCGGAGAGAATATATATATACTGGTACACACAAAATTTTTTCACTTTGTAGACTCATGTGGACAACAATCTAAAAGTAATGTGTTATTATATTCTCAATGAAAAAGATATACGTTGTTACTAAGTTTGTAATAGCTCACTCTACAGTAGATGCTATTGAGAAGGAGAAGAAACAGCCTGTAGATAATGTATCTATTAGTGATTACTCTCTTGGTCAGTGGGCTGAACAGGAGTTACCTGAACTGTAATATGGCATATAGTGTAACAACAGCGACAAAGAAGATTGCGAGTATGAATGCTCGTATTAGAGGAATACAGGGTGGTTCTTCTGCGGGTAAGACAATAGCTACCTTACTGTATCTTATAGCGAGAGCGCAGACAGATGAGATACCAACACTCACCTCTGTAGTAGCTGAATCATTACCTCATTTGAAACGAGGTGCAATGCGAGACTTTTTGAATATTATGAGGGAGCATGGGTACTATGTAGATGATAGGTGGAATAGGAGTGACTTTACCTACGAGTTTGAAACAGGAAGTAAGATAGAGTTCTTCGGAGTAGAGCAACCAGAGAAGGTAAAGGGTGCTAGACGTGATAGATTGTTTGTTAATGAGTGTAACAACGTACCTTATGAGGCGTTCTCACAACTAGAAATTCGTACTAAGGAGTTTATTATTCTAGACTGGAACCCTTCTGAGGAGTTCTGGTTCTACCAGATGATAGATAAGTCTAATGAGAAGATGTATCGTAAAGATGTTGAACATATTATTCTTACCTATAAAGATAATGAATCGTTAGATGCGAGAATTATTGAAGCACTAGAGCAACGTAAAGGTAACAAGAGTTGGTGGCGAGTATATGGTGAAGGGTTGCTTGGTGAGATTGAAGGGCGTATCTACACAGGATGGAGAGTTGTTGATGATGTACCATTTGAAGCACGACTAGAACGCTATGGTGTAGACTTCGGATATACCAATGACCCTACTGCGATTGTAGCTGTGTACAAGTACGATGGGGGTTTCATCTTAGATGAAGTGTGCTATGAGAAGGGACTCAGTAACAAGCAGATAGCTGATGTACTGAAGAACCTAGACCGAGCATTAGTGGTAGCTGACTCAGCTGAACCAAAGAGTATCGATGAACTCAAGCTCTATGGGTGTTCTGTTATACCCGCCAAGAAGGGAAGGGACTCGGTGCGTACAGGAATACAACTTGTTCAAAGTCAAAGAATCTCTGTGAGTAGACGCTCTGTTAATCTTCTCAAGGAGTATAAGAAGTACATGTGGAAGTTTGATAAAGAGGGGTTGCCTATTTCACCGAACGTACCAGATAAGAGTGATGACCACTTATTAGATGCTATGAGGTACGCTATTGAGACTGTAGCTACCATACTTGCAGATGATTATGATGAGGAATGGGGGCTTTACGCTTCTACCTATAAATAGACTTTTTACATAACGTCATTTACACTCAGTGTATGTCAAGAAAAACTTTCTCCAAAGACGAGATTTATCAAGAAGCTATACAGATTGTAGATGGTGAACGTGAGAACTGGGAAGATGCTGTAGTGTGGGTTACTGATAAGGTTGGGTTTAAGATGAGAGATTTGATTCGTACTGTCCGTAAGAACTACTGGGGAGTGTTTGATGACCCCGTTGATTCTCGTACTCAAAGAGAGAAGGTTTGGATTGGTCTTACCATGAGTACCGTAGAGGATATTGTGAAGAACATTGACCTCGATGCTAAGGATGTAAACTTCCGTGCTAGGAATCCTGAAGGAGAATCTATTACTCAGGTTGTCCGTGGTGTAGCTCACGAGAAGTTAGACAAGATGATGTGGGGTGAATCACTCGATGCTGATGAACGTACACTTTGTATTGATGGTACATTTGTGCGTAAGACATGGAAGCAAGGTAAGAACCTTCGCTACGAACCAGTAGACCTTCTTAACTTCTACATTGACCCACAGGCTCGCTCTATTCAAGAAGCTCTCCGTGTTACCGAACGCTCACTCTCTACACCTTCTGCTGTAGCTAAGATGAGTGGTTGGGAGAACACATCAGGGCTTGTTGGTTCTATTACACTGAATGCTAACGATGGAGATACTGGTGCGATGATGGCCCAGAACAAGACTGTAGACGAACTCGATGTCTGGGAGACATGGGGTCTTATTCCTGAGTACCTTGTAACGGGAAAGAAATCAGATACAAGTATGATTGAGGGTCATATCGTAGTATCAGGGCTACAAGCTGGTAAGCCAACCGTTCACCTCATTGAAAGAAACAACAAGAAGGACTACAACGGTAACCCTGTTAGACCTTATGAGGAATGTCGCTATGCTGTAGTACAAGGTCGTTGGTATGGTGTTGGTCCAGCAGAAAGATTGCTTGCTCTCCAAGAATATCTCAACACTGTTGTGAACATTCGTATCAACCGTTCTTATGTCTCACAGCTTGGTCTCTTTAAGATTCGTAAGGGTCAGGGTATTACTCCCTCTATCCTTTCTAAGTTGCCTTCTAATGGTGCTATCTCGGTTAATCAGATGGATGATATTGAGCAGTTCCAGATTAGTGGTCCAGACCAGACTTCCTACAAAGATGAAGAAGTTATTCGGGCATGGGGACAGAGAATCACACAGTCGTTTGATGTTACTGCTGGTGAGACACTTCCTGCGTCTGCTACCGCCACCTCAACTGCTATCTCTAACGCTAATGCAAAGACAGGTTTCTCTATGGCTAAAGATGCTATCTCATTCTTCGTAGAGAGGTGGCTTGACCGTCATGCACTTCCTATATGGGCTGAGGGTGTAACCGTTGGTGATGTAGTACGAATCTCAGGAGACGCACTTGATGATGTGATTGAAGATGTTGTATCTGCACACGCTGTTACTATCCTAGAGGAAATGAAAGCACAGAACATGGTTCCTTCTAAGGAAGCCTTTGATGAAGCTAACCGACAAGCATCCGACATAATTAAGAAGAAGGGTTCTCTCTTTATCACACTTCTCCAAGACATCATTGCTAAGAACGTAGAGACTCGTATCTACATGACCAACGAGAAGTTAGATGTGCCAGTTACTATCCAGAATCTTCTTACGCTTATGCAAGTTGCTCCTGAGTACAAGGATGACACAGTGAAGGAAGTGTACGACCTCATGGGACTACGCAGACCAACCAACAAGCAACCAGAGGCAATAGACATGGGTTCACAGACAAAGATGCCACAGGAGTCAATGCAACAGCTCGTATCTCGTGCGTCAACAATGAACGGATAATATGGATAAAGAAACACTCGATATACAGCACCAGTTAAAGATGGTAGGAGATTTAGTAGAACACGATGCGTGGGGTATAGTTGAGCGTTCGCTCAGAGAAAGAATTGATTTAATACAGAACCTCTCAGAGATAAAAATTGATACACCAGAAAAGTTATTCATTGAACTTCAGGCTCGTAAACATGCTGTTGATATTATTGCTGGGTGGTTACACGACATCGCTGGCACAGCAGAAGTAGCTCGTCAAAGTTTGCAGGAGGAAAAACCGTCTTATATTATAACGAAAGAGTAGAAGGTCAAGTTTGTTTCTCCCCCAATCCCTTGAGGGGGGACACAAATCCCCTTTAGTAAATAAGTACATTTTAAAAATTATGGACAATGAATACATTACCCCTGAGACACTAGGTGGTGAGGACTTGAACAACGAATTCGCCTCAGCACCCGTTAAAGAGACTGTATCTGCCGTATCTTCCAATACCGCTGATGCTCTTTCCCTTAACGAGCTTAATTCCTATCTAGGAAAAAACTTTACCAGTAAAGAGTCAGCACTGAAGTCTCTCAAAGATACATTTTCATATGTAGGCAAGAAGACCGAAGATATTACTCCAAAGATTGACCCAAATCAATTCATTTCTCGTGAACAGTATGAACAAGATATGTTCTACTCTCGTAATGCAGAATATTCGACACCAGAAGTTCGAGAGGTGATTGATGCCATGGCTAAGGCAAAGGGATTATCCCCTAAAGATGTTGTCGCAAGCGACACCTTCAAGGCTGTCTTCTCTAAAGTAAAAGGATACGATGAAAGTCAAAGTTTGAAATCTGTTCTTGAAACTAATCCACGATTAGCTTCAACGAGAGATTCGTACACCAAGGCAGCAGAAATGCTTAACCAAGGTGGAAGAAAAGATGAGGCCGAAAGCATGATTGCTAGAGCCGTACTCGATTCGTTAAAGTAATCGGAATTATCCGTTTACAATTTAATTTAATTTTATGTCTATTCTTAATGGTTTACTCACCTATGGTGATGTTTCTCGAAAGGAAGATGTAGTGTTGAATGCTGTTGAATTGCTTACTGCTGAGGAGAACACTGTTCTTACAAAGCTCGGCAAGACAAACGCTATTGACACTGTTCACTCTTTCCTTGTTGATACTCTTACAACTCCTGCTTCTAAGGCAGTTGCTATGAACGTTGACTTCTCACTTTCTGCTCAGACTACTCCTACTCGCCTCACTAACCTCGTACAAGAAGTTGCTGAAGCTATCCAGGTTGCTCGCCCACAGGAGAAAGTTGCTCACTACCAAGGTTCTAACATGACCGAATACCAGACTACCAAAGCTCTCAAGAACTGGGGTAACGCTGCTGAATTCGACCTTGTTCGTTCTACTCTCGTTTCAGGTCTTTCTGGAACTGTAGCAAAGATGAATGGTATCATCGCTGCAATCTCAAAGTCTACAAACACAACTGTTCACACTTCTGGAACTGTCTTCTCTGCTTCTATCCTTGATGGAATCATGGCTGACAACTGGACAAACAGTAATGGTGATGTAGCTACTGATGTTTTCGTTGGTGGTATTATGCGCCGTGTTATCGACAACTTCGTACAGAAGACAAATGTCGTAACAGGTGGTGCGCAGACAAACATTGTTCGTACAGTTGTTTCATATGAAACTTCTATGGGAACAATTATGATTACAAAGCACCGATACGTTGACATCGCTGGTACTGACGCTACATGTCGTGTACTTGGTGTTCGCCCAGAAAAGTTGAAGATTGCTTACCTCGACAAGCCTTTCATTAAGGAACTTGCTGAAGGTGGTGCTTACACAAAGAAGGCAGTTTATGGTTCTATGACTCTCGAAGTTCGTAACCAAGACAGTTGTTTCTTCATTTCAGGATTTTTGAGAAGTGCGTAATCTTCGGGTTATCCACTCACGAACAATCAACCGCACTATACAGTGCGGTTTTTTGTTGTAAAATAAGGAATAATGAAAAAGATTATATATAAAGGAAAAGAAGCAAGAGAGTTATTAAGAAAAGGCGTAAATTTTGCAGCTGATTCAGTAGCATTTACGCTTGGTCCCAAAGGTCGCAACGTAGCGATTGCTCGTCAAAGCACAAGCCCAAAGATTACAAACGATGGCTCTACTATCTTACAAGCAATCCAACTTGATAATGAGACAGAGCAGATGGGTGTAGACTTCATCAAGGAAGCGTCTAGGCTCACAGAGCTTGAAGCGTTTGATGGTACTACCTCTGTATCACTTCTCACACGAGCAATTATCAATGAGTGTTTGGATAAGATTGATTCAGACACCGTACTTAGTAAGAACAAGGTAAGCCCAATGCAGATGAAAGAAGAAATTGAGGTAGCTTCAAAGTTAGTGGTTGATAAAATACGAGAAAAAGCTAAACCAATCTCCAAAAAGGAAGATATTATGAAGGCTTCCATGGTCGCAGTAGAAAATACCAAGCTCGCAGAGGTCATTACAGATGTTTTTATGGACATTGGTAAAGACGGAATCATTCTCGTTGAAGAAGGAGACAAAGAAACGAAGCATACCATCGTAAAAGGCATGGAAATACCTGTTGGTCTACACTCTGAACACTACGGAGATGAGATAACCGTGAAAAATGCCAAAATATTGGTATCTTTAACTGATATAACTGATATAAACAAACTAGTTCCAATAATGAACCAGTTGGTAGACGATAAAATTGGAGAATTGGTCATTTTTGCTAAAGGTTTCTCTAAGGAGATATTAGAAATCTTCACAAAGATGCATGTTTCTGGTGAGTTTACCGTTATTCCTGTACGAACCACTATTCCTGATAAGACATACCAGATGCACGATATTGCAACCTTCACTGGGGCTACTATTTTTGATGAAATGTACCACAAACTTGGCACCTGTAAGACGTTTAAGATTAACAAAGATAAGTCCCTCTTTATCGAGGGTGTTGGTAACACGAAAGAGTATCTTGTCAAGTTAGAAGAAGAACTGGCTAATGCTAAAACAGAGTTTGATAAAGAAATCGTACAGAAAAGAATCTCATCTCTCTCTGGTGGTGTTGCTGTCATCAGTGTTGGCGCACCATCGCAAGTTGAACGTGGATACCTACAAGATAAGTTAGATGACGCAGTACAATCAGTTCGTGGTGCGATTAGAAACGGTGTTGTTAAGGGTAGAGGTATTACCCTGAAAGAAATCTCTGAAGAAATAGAACCAAACATTCTTACGAACGCCCTGTGTGCTGTGTACAACCAGATACGAGAGAATGGGGTTATTGGTTCTGATGATGACATCATAGACGGTGTGCCTGTGGTTGTTTCTTGTGTACAAAATGCCTGTTCAGTGGCAGGTATCGTTATTACCACTGAGATGACTATAGCTATAAAAAATGAAAACACTCAAACAAAAGGTGGAGACGATAACGCTTAAATATATAGACGTGTTCCCAGAAGAATATCAAGCTGTGTGCGATTACTTATCTGCTGAGCGTGAAAAGAACATTAACAAATTTGCTTCTATCGCAGGTGACAAGACACTCCAGAGAAAGATATTTGAAATACCAGAAACTCTTTCTAACATGTTTAATAACGAACTTACCATAGACGAATTGGTGCAGTTCAAAGACGGTCCATCTGGTAAGAAGATGGCTCACTGGTTTGCTAAACGCTTCCCTGAATTTGCGGGTGGCTCACACATTTAATATGAAAATTGAAAAAACGATAATTAACCCAGGCATTGCCGACAACGATTTCCCGTTGTTAAGAATGTATGCCGAAGCGTTAGAAGTTTCTAAGAAGCTACCTGAAGATGTTTGCTTTATTGAAACTGGTACAAGAAACGGTGATTCTGCGATGGTGTTCCTTAAAGCGATATTAGATAGCGGTAAAAAAAGATGGCTTTTTACTGTAGACCCATACGGAGATAAACCTTATGGCGTTGGTAACATTGTTTCATCTACATATGGGTATGACGAACAACATTATCGAAACGCAATGTACTCACTTTCTAAGTATGCGTGGGATAATGATTTACTTCATTATCACTACAGAATGTTAAGCCAAGAGTTTTATAAGGTGGCAGAAGTAACTGAGTTTTGGCACAGTAGTGCCAAAGTTGAAAGGAAATACGGACTTGTTTATTTAGATGGAGAGCATACGTTTGACGCAATAAAAAAGGAGCTTGATTTCTTTTTAACAAGACTTGTTAAGGGAGGTGTCATCATTGTAGATGATATTTCTTTCATTACTCAAAATGAAATTTCTGAGTTACCCATACAAGGAGAAATAGAACATAATAAACTATTCTACAAACATGAATAACAATATTAAGATAGCACTCGCAATGATTATAAAAGGCACTGACTCTGAAGCAGAGCTTCTTGACAGATGCCTAGAAAATGTTTCACCGTATGTTGATGGGATATTCATTACTTCAACGTACAAGAAAGGAGAGAAACCAAATGAGCGTGTGCGTGAAGTTGCAGAAGCGTATGACGCAGAGGTTTCTACTTTTGAGTGGATTAACGACTTTGGTGCAGCTCGTAACTTTAACTTCTCACAAGTGCCTAAAAAGAAACTTCACACGCAATACAATGATAACGATGAACCAGAAGGATACACCGAGACAGGGTACGATTACATCTTGTGGTGCGATGCTGATGATGTGTGGCGTGGGCTTGACAAGTTGAAACCAACACTCGAAGCAAATCCTAAAGTAGATATTCTTGCCTTCTGGTATCTCTATGACTTTGATGTGTACAAGCAACCAACCGTTGTTCACAAGAAGTCTATGGTATGCCGTAATGATGGCTGTGTATCGTGGTCAGGCAAGCTCCATGAGGACTTTGCAGAGAATAGACAATGCAATGTGCAATTCGTTGAAGGTATTGAACGTATGCACCTTACCACAGATGAACGTGTTATTGATGCACAGAAACGTAATATAGAAGTATCTCAAGGTGATGTCGAATCAAATCCTAACGACCCGCGTTCGTACTGGAACTTAGCTAACTCATACCTCGGTGCGAATGAGTTTGCGAAGGCAAAAGAGACGTTTGACCTATTCATTGAGAAGTCTGCATCGCATGAAGAAAAGTATCTTGCTCAAATGCGACTTGGTATTGTGATTGACTCACTCGGTGATAAGAAGGGGGGTATAAAGGCCCTACAAACAGCGATAGGTATGAGACCTGACTATCCTGACGCTTATCTCCATATCGGTGAGCTATGCTTCAAATATGACATGCTGGAGCTTGCTGAGTTCTACCTTCTCAATGGTCTTATGAAGAAACCACCGTACCACTCAATTATGGTGTACAACCCGCGAGACTATGACTACAACCCGATGATGTTGCTCGCTAAGGTGTACCTCAAGCAGTACCGACCCGACCTCGCTGTACCAATGTTAAAGGGGTGCCTCAGTATCTACCCAGATAACAAGAACATCAAAAACCTTCTCGAAGAAATGGAGAAGGAGAAGGATAGAATGGTTAAAGTATTAGAAGTTCTCGAAAGGTTGAAAGATGAGAAAGATGTAGAGAAGCTGAAGAAAGAATTAGCAAAGGTGCCGTCTGATTTGAAAGCACACCCAGCTGTTTGTAACTTTAGGAACAACCACTTTATTAAAACCGAATCGAGTGGTAAAGATTTAGTTTACTACTGTGGTATGACAACACACGTCTGGAATCCAGAGCTATTCAAGACTCGTGGTTTCGGTGGCTCAGAAGAAGCTGTATATAACCTCGCACAACAGTGGGTTAAGAGTGGGTGGAACGTAACCGTGTACAACAACTGTGGTGATGAAGAAATGACACTAGACGGTGTTACCTATAAACCATACTGGGAGTGGAACTATAAAGATAAGCAAGACGTAACTATTCTCTGGAGACACCCACGACCAGTTGACTATGATATTAACTCTACTAAGGTGTACGTTGACCTTCACGATGTGGTACCGAGTGGTGAGTTCACTGAACCACGATTAAAGAAGATTGACAGGGTGTTCGTTAAGACAAAGTTTCACCGCTCTCTTTTCCCAAACATTCCAGACAACAAGATAGCTATTATTCCTAATGGTCAAAATCTCTATGATGTTGCCGAAGAAAAAGATAAGTACCTTATTGTTAATACTTCTTCACCTGATAGGTCTATGGGTGTTGTGCCTGAGCTTTTCACTCGCATTAAAGCTCTGGTACCAGAGGCAAAGATGGAGTGGGCATATGGTTGGGAGAACTTTAAGAACTACTACCAAGAAGATGACGAAAAGATGGCGTGGATGGATAAAGTGAATAAGGAAATGGCAGAAGCTGGTATTGTGAATCGTGGTCGTGTTACTCAGGAAGAAGTGGCTCGCATGTACGCTCGTGCGCATGTCATGTTGTACCCAACAGAGTTTGCTGAGATAGATTGCATCACTGTTAAGAAGGCACAAGCTATGGGGTGTGTACCAGTAACAACAGACTTCGGCGCGTTGGATGAAAGTGTACAATGGGGTGTGAAGATTCACTCACCAAAGACTAAGGATAATTGGTCAGCACCGTATCAGTTCTCGTTTGCTGTAGAGGATGAAAAGATGAAACAAGAGTTGGTTGATTCTGTGGTTAAGACACTCAAAGAAGATACTCGTGTGAATACGGGTATGATGAAACTATGGGCAGAGCAATTTGATTGGGATAAGATAAGCAAACTATGGGAGAAGAACTTTTAGTCAAGCAATGTGGTACCTGTGGTAAGGAGGTGCGTAAGCCGTACAAATACTCAAAGACGCAATGGGCAGATTTCAGACGTTGTTCAAAGGAGTGCCTTCGATTAGCAAAAATTAAACACGACAAAAAAATGAAACCAAGAAAATTAAAGATAGCGTTTGTATGGCAAGGCATCTCACAAGAGAAGATACGAGATAGGTGGATGGATGGTCTATGGTATGCAATGAATAAGATTGGTAAGAAACATAAGGTCACATATTACGAACCTTGGCAAGACATCACCGATGCAGATGTTATCCTCTACTGGGAAGCACCGTGTACAGCTCAGGGTGAGAATGCACCACACTATAACAAAGTACGAAACACACCGATTAAGAAAGCATTACTATTCGCTGGCGGGCCTATTAAGAAAGAGTGGATTACTGGTTTCGATATGTTGTTCCTAGAAAGTAAGATTAACGAGAAGGAGTGTGATGACCTTGGTATTCCTTGGCACCATGCGTTTGGTATTAACAATAAGATATTCAGACCAGATAGGGGTGCTGGTAAGTTTCATAAGAGGTATGACGGTATGTTACACGGCACCTGTGCTTCATGGAAGCGTCAGTGGCTCATAGGTGAAGCTCTTGGTGATAAAGGACTTGTAATAGGTCGCGGACAAGATAGTGACCCTTACCCATTCAATCGTTGTCGTGAGCTTGGTGTAGATATGGTTGGTGAATCATCTGCTTACTTTATACGAAATAAGATGTTAGATTGTCACACACTAGTCAACCCATGTGACTACTGGGGTGGTGGGCAGAGAGCTACGCTTGAAGCTATGGCTGTGGGTATTCCTGTGGTGTGTTGTAACGATTCACCGAAGAATATTGAGTTCATCGAGGAAAGTGGTTTCGGTAGAGTTACAGAACCAAACGCACAAGCCATTAAGAGTGCTGTTGAAGATTTGAAAGCACACCCAATGGATAAGAATATTGGTAAGAATTACGTTGCAGAAAAGTGGTCTGGTGATGTCTATGCTGAACAGATACTTTCGGGGATTAACAAAATCTTATGTTAGATATAACGGTTATCATACCAACACAGGGCATAAGACCTGAATGGATGTCAGAAACACTCGAGTCATTAAGTCAGCAGACACAGCAACCAAAAGAAATATACACCGCAAAAGGTGAAGCACATGTATGCGACAGACTTAACGAAGCTGTTGCAGGCTCTAAGACAAAGTATGTTTTGTTTCTAAGTGATGATGACAAACTGCCCCCAAACTTTTTGGAAAGTGTTTACAACTTCGCAGAGAAACATGATGTGCCAATCGTTGCTACATTTTTACAGAACTTTGGTGATGATGTTGGTAAACATGGCCCAGGGTTACACCCATTCTTCTCATCTCTTATCAGTAGAAAAATGTTTCTTGATGTTGGTGGTTTTGATAAGGATATGTTGCAAATGGCAGATGTTGACTTCTGGGTAAGGTGTTTTAAGAAAGGTTACACATGGCAAGTATGCCCAGATACGTTTTACTATTATAGGAAACATAACAATCAGGACAGTGGTACCGCAAACTGGGATTTAGCAAGAGAAAAATATTTAAAGAAACATGGAAAATTCATTGATTAAGATAACTATGATATACTGCTAGTATATGTCCGCATCAAAAACAATCGTATATAAAGGAACATGCTCACGGTGTAAAATTGAATTTCATAAACCGTTTAGGAAAGACATGAAATACCTATTCTGTTCTAAAAAATGTAACATGCTTAACAATGTTGAACTATCGAAAAAGGTAGACAGGTCTGGTTCAAAAAATCCAGCATGGAAACGTGGGTATATTATATTTCATGGTTATAAATATGTATCTATTGGTAACAAGAAAAGGAGGTTTGAACACAGATTAGTTATGGAAAAATACCTTGGTCGAGAATTAACCAGAAAAGAAATTATCCATCACAAAGACGGCAATAAATTAAATAATGAATTATCAAATTTAGAGCTAATGACTCAGTCTAAGCACATTAAAGAACATATTAAAAATAATCAAATAGGTGGTAGGATTAGTTACGAAAAAGGAAAGAGAAACATAAACTGTGAAGTGTGTTTAAAAGAAGTTACTCCTAATAGTCCAGCACAAAAATATTGTAATATATGCAAGAAAAAAATAAAATACTCATAAGCTGTCTCACCCCAACAATCAGACCACAGTACCTCAACCTAACGTATGAGTGTCTCAAGAAACAGACGTTCAAAGACTTCGAGTGGTTGGTAGATATTGACTTCCCCTCAGATAAGTTCTTACTGCCCAAAGCAATGAACA